TTTTGCTTTCCTTTATTTTGAAGAATGACCCAATGGCATTGTCCTCATTCATAAAGGTTATTAAAATAACTAATTCAAATCCTATAACAATAAAATGAAACAATGCAAATTAGTGATCAAAGATGAGGTCAATGTCAAACTTGAAGGTCTTGAATTGGCTGATCGCAAAACATTAATGAAGATGTTTGAGTATGAAAAGCCTGGCGCAAGGTACTTGCCTTCCGTTAGACTAGGAAGATGGAACGGAAAAATTAGTTACTTTAGTATCGGTGGTTCCACATACATAAATTTATTGCCAGAAATATTGCCACTTTTAGATCAGGCAGGATATGAAATAGATTTGGATGACCAACGTCAGTATCGAACCACATTCAGTTTCAACAAAGTGTCCTCGGAGACATTTTCTTCACATACATGGCCAAAAGGACATCCTCGATCAGGAGAGCCTATCGTATTACGTGACTATCAGGTTCAGGTCATTAATGACTTTTTAGCCAATCCACAAAGCATACAAGAAGTGGCTACAGGCGCCGGCAAAACAATTACAACTGCGGCACTTAGTTATAGTGTACAAGACTATGGTCGCAGTATTGTTATCGTTCCTAACAAGTCATTAGTCACACAAACCGAAGAAGATTACAAGAATGTGGGACTTGATGTTGGTGTTTATTTCGGGGAGCGAAAAGAGTGGGGAAAAACACACACTATTTGCACTTGGCAAAGTTTGAACAACTTACTTAAACTAACACAAAGCAAAGAAGCTGAATTTACAATACAAGAATTTATTGAAGATGTTGTTTGTGTCATGGTGGATGAGGTCCATATGGCAAAGGCAGATGCACTAAAAACATTGTTGACTGGAGTCTTTAGCCATGTACCTATACGTTGGGGATTGACAGGCACAATTCCTAAAGCAAAGTATGAAGCACAAGCATTATTTGTATCACTGGGTAATGTTATTGGTAAGCTAAGTGCCAGTGAATTGCAAGACAAAGGTGTATTAGCGCAATGTCATGTTAACATTGTGCAGTTACAGGATAACGTAGAGTTTACAAACTATCAAAGTGAACTTAAACATTTATTGGAAGACAAATATCGACTAGATAAAATAGCAGAATTAATTTGCAAAATAAAAGATTCGGGAAATACACTAATCTTGGTAGACCGCGTAGCCGCAGGTAGGGAGTTAGTAAGTCGTATACCCAATTCAGTATTTGTCAGCGGCGAAACAAAACTAACTGAACGTAAGGAAGAATATGATGAAGTTGCGACTTCTAATGATAAGATTATTGTGGCGACTTACGGTGTGGCCGCTGTGGGTATTAATATTCCTAGGATTTTTAATCTGGTTCTTTTGGAACCCGGAAAGAGCTTTGTCAGGGTTATACAAAGCATTGGGCGAGGCATTAGAAAAGCTGAGGACAAAGAGTTCGTACAAATCTGGGACATAACCAGTAGTTGTAAATTTGCAAAACGACACTTAACCCAAAGAAAATCCTTCTACAAAGAAGCAAACTATCCATTTGACTTGGAAAAAATGACATATAAGTGATATAATACACATATGAGAATTCTAACACTTGATAATCAATACTACAATCTGGAAACGCTGCCAGAAGAAATTGATGACCTTCGTTTCGCTATTTTGGACAACAGCAATCCACAAAATGTTGACTATCATTATATCCCATTAATTTTTTTAGAATCATTTAGTTCCCCTGCATTAGTTTTACGCATAGGTGATACCAAAGTAAAAATGCCTGTTGATTGGCAAATATTGATTGGGGAAAAGGATCATGGTGATTTAGAAACACTACCACTCACAAGTATTAATGATAGGGGTTTTAGTGCATTTGAGTTTAATCCATTGAGTAGTTTTAGCCCAAGTTTTTTACCAATTGAAATTATAGATATCTACCATGATGTAACATGGTACGCCCCTCGACTAAAGAATGGTCAATTCTTGTGTGTGCCCATTGATGATGGTGATAAGCCCAGATGTGTTTACTTTGTTAAAGAGATTAGTAGAAACTGCGAGATTGTCGATTACAGTCAGGCGTTTTAATGGCAACTAAAAAGAATATTCCAAAAGAAGAAAAACTAGATAGACAGGACCTAGATTTGTTTGAGGTCCTTTCCGCTTTGGATAAAAAAGATTATTCATATTACGATAAACTTTCAGAGGAACAAAAAAGAAAGTTTGTTCCATTTATCATGACTCACTGGATGAGTGCAATCAAAGCGAATGAAGGATTGGCTAGATACTATGTGATGAGTACAAACGAATATGCTAACAAGTATTTATTCAATGAGTTTGTGGGTAAGCATCCAAAACTACAATGGTTAATGTTGTGTAGTGCTAGTCCAGGATTAGGTAAGCAATTTCACCAATGGATACCTCATATAAAAGAAAAGGTAGTAAAATACAAAGAGAATGCTAATGTAAAAGACATTAAGGATTACTACACAAAAATTTATCCAAAAGCAAATGATACGGACATTCAAGAAATAGCAAAAACTTATGTAAGCGATCAGAAAAGAAAAGTGCATCTTAGTCAATTATTCCCAAACATGAAAATTGCTGATATTGATGCACTAAACAACATAGTCACAGACCAAGATATAGAACAATATGAAAAAGACAGAGGCAACAACTAATACAAAATTTGGTTGTGAGTTTTGTGGACGTAGTTTCATACGTGAGTCCACTGTGCTAAAACATATTTGTGAATATAAGCATCGTTGGTTAGAAAAAGATAGACCAAGTAACCGAATCGGTTTTCAAGCTTGGATACAGTTCTATAAAAAGAACTCCGCAAGCAAAAAGAATAAAACGTATGAAGAATTTATTAAATCTGCGTATTATGCAGCCTTCGTGAAGTTTGGACTATATTGTGTTGATGCTAATGTAGTGAACGTTCCACGCTACGCAGATTGGCTAGTAAAAAATCAAATAAAAATCGATACATGGAACGCTGATAGCAACTACACAAAATTCTTAATTGATTATTTACGTATAGAAGATCCTTTAGATGCCATTCATAGAAGCATTGAGGTATGTATTGAATTAGCTAAAGAAGAAAATATAATGTCCAATGATATGCTTAGATTTGGTAATAAAAATAAAATTTGTTATCAAATAACCAAAGGTAAAATTAGCCCATGGATGTTATATCACAGTAATAGTGGCGTAGAATTTTTATCTAGCATAGATTCTACACAGCAAAAAATGATTATGGACTACATAAACCCTGAACAATGGGCTATCAAGTTCAAACGTAATCAAGATTCAGTCAATCAAGTTAAAGAAATTTTATCAACCGCCGGATACTAAGGAGGCATTATGAAAGTTAAGGCGTTAGTAGCAAGCATTGCACTTATGGGAGTTGCACATGCACAAACCACTGTTTTTGAAACAGCAGAATATAGACTTAGCACAGCATTAAAACCTGTTAACGCAAGTTTTGCTTATAGCAGAGGATACACTGGTAAGAATAGCGTTATCGCAATTGTCGATAGTGGGATTGATACCAGTAGTCCAGAATTCAAAAATAAAATTTTGTTTATAAAAGATTTTTCAGCAAGTGGCACACCCATTGATAGAATTGGCCATGGTACACACGTAGCTGGTATAGCTGCCGCCAATAGAGATGGATTTGGAGTTCATGGAGTTGCTTATGATAGCAAACTTGTTATCGCTAAAGTAACTGATAATGGATCCGTTAATACTAACAACCTATTAAGTGCCGCTACATGGGCCGCACAGACGGGCGCAGATGTTGTAAATATGAGTTTAGGTTGGCAACTCTCACAGAGTTATCTAAATGCTAAACAAATAGGTACTGGAATGTACAGCACTAAATTTTCAAATACAGGTATGCTGCCTATCTCTAGTTTGTTCAAAACAGAAGATTGGGTAAAAGCATTACAAGGTGAAAGTGTTGTTGTATTCTCAGCAGGCAACGATAAAACCAAATGGTCCCAAGGACTGACTGGATTAGCCACATTAACTGACACTAAAGGTAATTTAGTATTTGGAGGTAGAATTATAATTGCAGGCAATTACGATTCATCAATCAATGCAATGAATATTTCTAGTAATGGACCAGGGCATTTGTGTCAAACTGTTGTGCGTGGGGTTATGAATCAGGAATATTGCGCTGACAAATATAAAACATGGGAGTTTTATATATTGGCTCCCGGCACTGCTATACTTAGCACAGTACCAAAAGCACCAGGCATCCCACAAAGATATGATGCATCATTACAACCAACTGGATTAGCTTCAATGACAGGTACTTCAATGTCGGCTCCTGTTGTGTCAGGAGCAGTAGCAATCATACATCAGATGTGGCCTCAAATGAAGGGTGCAAATATTGTAAAGCTGTTACTAGTAACCGCTAACAAAAATATCCCAGGCTATAATTTGTACGTGCATGGTCAAGGTTTATTGGATCTAGAAAAAGCAACTAGACCTATCGGTAATCTAGGTATACCTACAACCGGCCGACTAGCAGGTCCTAATTTAGCAAATGTAAGACCATTAGTTTACACAGGTGGAAGTGCAAGCACAGGTGGACTTACGGGACTTATGGTAGTGGATTCATTTGAGCGTGATTTCTATATGCCTGGAAAAATGCTTACTGGATATAAGGCTCAATCTGAATTTAATTTCAACCAAATGTTGATGACATATGATTCTAAAAATACATATGCATTGTTTAACAATTACACCAATCACATTACAGTCGCTAATGAAAATATTGATGTAACTGTCTACAAAAATTTTAATGACAATGTATCACCTGCAATGATTGAGCTTGGTCATACAAAGAAATATGACAATACTAAGGTCAGATTTACTACTGGCACATTTAGTGAAAATCACACATGGTTAGGAAATAGCATTGGTAGTTTTGTTGGTGATGGCAATAATAAATTAAGCCAGACTTATTTTGCGTCAATTAATATCGATACATTGATTGGTAACACAAAACTATATGGATCATATTACACGGGAATGACAAACACAAAAGCACATAGCGAAAATATTACGCATATTGGCAAGATATCTAGTGATAGTTATTCAATGGGTGTTGAACAATTATTGAATAATAATAAGTTTGGTCTTATGTTTTACAAGCCAGTGGTTGTCAAAAAAGCCATTGCTGATTTAGTAGCACCTGTAGGTCTTGATAATGAATTTAATGTAATTCAGAATTCAAAAATTAACCTAGCCGCGCAAGTAAGAGAAATGCGTTTAGGCTTTTATCATAAATTTGAAGATAAAAAAGAGTACAAGACCATGGCATTTATTGAAAATCGTTACAACTACAGAGGACAAGAAGGTGTTCGTGACACAGCAGTAGGATTTTCAATTACCAAATGGTTTAATTAATGACTAAATACAAATATCTAGTTCGTATTCCATGGAAGCACGGGGATACAGTATCATCGTGGAACGAAGTTTGTGCATGGGCATTAGAAACGTTTGGATTGCCGGGAGATAAATTTATTACTCACCCAACAGAAGAATTTATGGATTTTATTTTTTTAGAGGAAAAAGACGCTATATATTTTTCGCTGTCATGCTTGTAAAATTAATAAAGTTTAATTTGCCTAAAGGAGGAAGTGGATTCCCTGCTCAGGCAGCAAGAGCGAAAATATTAAAAAAGTTTCAGGAGTTAAAAACAAAAAACAAAATAGAATTTGAACATTTGGTAGCAGGTTATGAGTTATTTGTTTGGT